GAACCGACGTGTCCGATCGGGTATACACGCCAAGCGCGCCGCTGGTTTGATCTCCTGGCAAAGTCAGGAGATTAGTAACTTGGGCGTTCATCGCCAATTCTCCCGCTCCAAGCAGTGGGGACCACTGATATGGATAACCCAGGCCAGAGAACTGCAACGAAGCGCCAAAACTTAAAAACAAATGTTGTTTGTGAAAAACAATGTGGTTTGGCGTATCAACGGTCATGCCTGTTGAGATTGGAACAAAGGTTGTTCCATCAAACTCGAATGCACGGTTAACACCGTCAGCGCCATAGATTTTGTAGTTTGCGGTACCACCGCCAAAATTAGCAACCACCGTTTCATACCGCCCGCCCGGTGCCAAAGTGATCTGTGTTGCGGCGCCGCCCGCCTTTGCTTTGATGCCGCCACCAACCGTCAAATTCTCACTACTTGTAAAAGTACCGGTAGTGGAAGATAAAATTAATCTGCCTGCAGCAGTACCCGCCCCATACGTACCTGACTGCAACACAACACGGGCTACAACGCCCGTTGCACCGCTTGTTGCACCCGTGACCGTATTTCCGTCCGAAATCAAGGCTGTACCTGTGTTAAAGCTCAACTCTTTACCAAGCGTGACTGCAGTCCATCCGCTGGTGCTTGATTTGTAAAGTACTGCGGCCGTGCCACCTGCATTGTTTCTCCAAGCATAAACAACATTGTTGTAGTAGCTCACACCCAAAATCGAGCCTGAGCCTGGTACTAAAGTGATGTCTGTACGGTAGTTGTCTGCTGCCAGGCTTTGGTAAGTTGCATCTGTCAGTCCATCTGCAGAGACGCCCTGCACCGTTGTGATGGTTGCCACATCGGTAGAGCTGACTCGAACCAACTCGGTAGAGACAAAAGTTCCTGTCTCTCGTGTGATGACTATGCTTGTTGAATCAACATAAATAACAACACCAGTTGCGCCAGAAGCTGCTCCAGTGATGGTGTCGCCAACGGTAACCGTGGCAACAAAAGTGCAAAGAAGCAAGTTGTATGTAGCATCGGACGGGTTAGGCCGACCATCAAAGCGTTCGTAGCCTGCAATCCGGGTGTAGCCGCCCGTGATGCTGCACTCAAAATTAGTTGCTCTTCGCGCCACCCCAGATGGCAGTGATAACGTAGGCGTTACTTGGTCAAGTCCCCCGCCAAGTTTAATCAAGTCGTATTTGACGGGGACTGCTTTAAACATACGTTAGGCCAAAGGTGGGCCGCTGACAATTGTGGGCAACTGATCGATGTTCAGACGCTCCATCAAGCGCTTAAATTCATACTCACCGCGCTGATAAACTTCGCTTGCTGATTCGTAGCCGCCGTAGTAATACATGGCACGAAACACAATCAACATGTGAAAGTTACTGGGTAATGCCGGTATGTCTGTATCTGCCGATAGCTCAATGGGCTTGACGTAGTATTCACCGTCAATCACGTATGCCTGGTCAGGGATCGAGCCCAGCCCTAGTTGCTTTTCTGGATCAATAGTTAACACCACTGGCCGCGCATACGTTGTTCGCATATTGCCGTACATGTACAGGTTGCGAAATGTTGTGTACTCCATGAAGTTCATCAACTGCTCGTCAGCATAATTTTGTCCAACCGAGCTACACCGGAAACTGTCGCGCTTCCAATTGGCAAAGGTACTTCCAATTCCCGCTTGGGTTGGCGTGTAAAACTGCTGCTGGGTCGTGCAGTTAAACGTAACAGAGTCACGCATAAAAAGCCAATCTTCTTTGCTTGTCTGAATATCAACCCAGGCTGACGATACCCAACCAGCAATTCGGGCGGCTTCGCCCGTTATGCTTTGCACAGTGGTTAAGGCAGGCCCAGTGATGCCGCACTCAACGCGAGTGCGGTTAACAAGCTGAAGATAATTCATGCTGGCTCAGCTAATACCTGTTGAAGCCATGCACGCCCGCGAGGGTTTGTATCTTCTACCAAGTCAAAGGGGTAGCACAGGCCGTGGCGTGCAACCATATCGATCTGGTCAGGGGCCGAGGCATTTCGCGTGATCTGGTTGTATTTAGTTTCCTTCATACGGGCCAGCACTTCAACGTACTTGCGGCGAACCAATGTGGGGTATCCACGAATGATGGGCTGGTTAGTACCGTTCACATTAACAATAACTTGCGGCGCTTGATTTTCATCAGTCGTTGAATGCACCGTGATAGTGACGAGCTCATTCATAAATGACTCTTCACTTGCCAGGGCGCTGAAATCTTTGGACTCTGCAAGGGTCTCGATGACAGGTTCGTCATCCGCAATCTCGATACCTTTAATTGGTTTCATGGCCATTAGTTTCTCCAGTTGATTGATCAAAAAGAAAGGGCCGCATTAAGCGACCCTTTCAAAACCTCTGTTGAAGGAGGATGGCAACAATTACAGTGCTGAACCAGGCATACGTGCGCAGTCGAAATACGTTGCCGTATTACCCGTACCCAAGGCAGTAGTGCCTGGAGTAAATACCGCTGTACACAATGACACCTTGATCAAACCGATCAACGTGACGTTGTTTGCGACTTGTGTAGGCACCGGGCATGGATCAGTACCTGAACCTATCGGGCCTTGAGTCGTTGTCACAGCACCAGTGGCGCTGATCCAAACGGCAAATAGACAGTTTTGACCAACTGCCAAAGCCGTGTGGCCTGCGCTAAAAGGGATGTTGTCAGTAATCGCTTTTGTTTTAAAAACGCCATTGTTAGTAAAGTCAATCGCAGCGGCAATTTTGAAGGTGCCTGTTGTTGTACCAATCACTAGACCCGCGGGTGAGTAGCACGCGTAGCCGGATACGGCTTGTTCGAGGTTGTATGACATTTTGAATTTCCTTATTGAACAGTGTTGAGAGTGCCCATGGTGGAAGCATTAGCGACTCCGGATGTTCCAGAGCCAGTCGTAATGCCACCATGGGTATGCGCGTTTAGCGCTGTGCGAAGCGCTGCAAGGTCAGTTAAGACCGAATTAAATAGCTGCCTAATCTCATCACTGGTGAGAAGGTCAGGTACCGCTACCATTCGTTGGTTGATTGATTCAGCCATGGTTCACTCCTTAAAGAGCTGTCACGCCAGCTTCGATCCGTGCCATGAAGGCGTCGTTCAAGCGGACAGTAGCAAACCAGGTGGAAGCGCCGACATAACCAAACTGACCCAAGGGGTTAGCGTGGTTGGTCTGGCTGGCTTTGAGCACGACAGGCTTGATGGCCGACATGCCTTTGAGCGCAACCTGGCCCCAGCAGTCTTCACCAATAATGATGAAGGGGTAAACGTCAACGTTTACGCCGCCAACGGACAACATGCCGGTTGAACCAATCGCTGCACCGGCCGCTGCAAAAGATTTGAGCAGTGGTGAGGAGATGAAGCGGAAGTCTTCGCATGCTCCAACTTCGCGGTCATGGATAGGCTTGAACGAGCCGTACTCTTCAACTCGGGTAAAGCCAGGCAAGTTACGGATGTCAGACACCGCATCTGTGTGGCAGAACACAATGTAAGAAGGCTGCACAGCGCGTGTACCGAAGTTCACACCAGGCGCCAAGCGTGATGTCACGCGTCGGGCACGGTTGGACTCCAAGGTACGAGCGGATTTGCGCAAGGCGTTCAAGCTGACGGGAGTGGCCACAGCGGCGCGGCTGGAGCCGTTTGCGTAGATCACAGTAGAGCCAGCTTTTAAGACGCCGTAGCGAACCATCTCCATCACCTCAGCCAGGGTCTCGCCGGTAAGCTTGACCATCTCGCCTGGGATGTCGTCTTCGTACAACTGCTCAACTTTACTGGAGTACTTGAAAAGTACGCCGTATTGTTGGAGCTGAACCGTGACGTCTTGGAACGAAATCGTGTTGGAGTTAGGCGTTACACCTTCAGCCAAAACAAAGTTGCTCGCTGTGATATCTGGGGTACCAACATAACGAGATGTGTTCTCAATTGTTGTGCCAGATGTGGATGCGCCAAAAGGCAAAGTACGACGGAACACCAAGGTGTCTGTCGAGTTTTGCGGCATTTCGCGTTGTGTACCGAAATCACCAAGGACGGTGATGGGTTGGGCGTGCTCAAGCATGCCTTGTGCTGCACGAATTAGATTTCGCGATGCACTGGTGCCATAGTTTTGAATGGACATAGTAGTAGTTCCTTAAATGTTGAGATTTCAATAACCACGCTGCGCTTT